TGTTCCTGCCACACCATATAGAAAAAGATTTTGGCCTTTTTCATAAGAAGCGAATACTTCTTTTTGATTGTCGGTTATTGGTTTTATCGTGTTTAATTCGCTTGACGATATATTTAATTTCTTTTTACTTACCATAATTTTTTCACCGTTTTAATGAGTGACAACTCAGCTTGCGTTTCGGATTCTGTTTACCAGTATATGATATTCCTACCAATGTGCTGTTGTCTATCTACTTCTATTTATTCTTTGCTCTCTTTCTATGTTTATCTAATACTGCTTTAGTTCTGGATTCTTTAACACCTTGTCTTCTATATCTTTTACCTAGATTACTTTCAGGATGTTTTTCTGCAATTCTATTTAAGTGGTCTTTCCAACCACTATCTGTTTTACTATCTATTTGACCAACACTACTAACTATATTCATTTGTGTAGGTGGCATAAGTGTAATGTGTTTTTTCTTTGTAAATTTTTCCATATCTGATATTGTCATATAATCTTCAAATTCAGTTTTGGTTTTGCTGTTATAAAATCTATAAGTTGGCATTCTCTTGTTCTCTCCACGACTTTCTCATCTTAATATATATCGGGTCTTTAGTAACTCTACTTCTTGCTTGTAAAAATACTTTGGCACTTTTTGCTTTGTCACTTGTCAAAAAATCTTTTGCAATAGGTTTAATATTTCCAAAGTCGTCATATTTATTACCATCTTTATGATTTGCATATCTTCTACTTCTAGTAAAACCCATTTCTAAAAATTTTCTACACATATCCATACCCACAAAATCTTCTTGTTCTTTGTATTGATGGTACAAGAATAATATTCTCATAGATGACATAGCAGCGTCTGTTGGTGTTTTAAATCGCCAGTATTTACATATATCATTTGTATAAGGTCTTACTAATAATACACCTTGTTCACCACGACCTATACGATATCTTTTGTCGTTCGGCATAAACATTGTATTTTTATAATCAAACTTGTAATTAAATTCTTTCATGGTCTTGTTAATGCAATGAATAAAGGTATAATCATAGCTAACGAAGACATAACACCTACGTTAAACAACCACCACATAACTGATAGTGAAAATACGCCCATCCAAAATTCATTCTTGTTTAATATTTTTTTAATCTTCTTCATCCCAATCAACACCATCTAAATCATCATATATATCTTCTATTTCAAAATCTGGATCTGGTTTATTCACATCCACCTCCTATGTTACCTGTACACTCTAAACCATGTAAAAAAAACTTTCTAGGTATATCATGTTCATGTGATAGATAAACCACAAACAAACATATTATACATGCAAAAAATATAGGCATAAAATTATTAATCATGTTCACCGCCTGGATCATTTTTAGGTAATGGCACTTTATATACTCTACCATCTTTACCTCGATACAATACTGAACCTCTTGCACGACCCATGGAATGATAACCGTCTTTAAATCTATAAACATTTTCTGATACTTTAAATGTTGCAACTGTAACAACTATTGCTAATATTAAAACAAAATGTGCCACAAATGTAAAACCAAATACACTCCATGAAGTAAAATATAAACTAAATGCAATACACCACAACCATGCCAATACTTGTAACATCATATGGCGTACCTGCATATCAGGAATATGTTTTAAAGGATTAAATCTATAATCCATAACACCATT